CGGATCATCCCAACTCATACATCACCTTCCTTACGATTTTCTGAATGATGAACATCAAACTCTCCACCAGGATATCTCTTCTTTAACTTATCTACATTCATCTCAATGATTTCATCGAAGGTAGTATCTAATGCCATACATGCTTGAGCAATATACCAACAGATATCTCCTAACTCTCTCTTCATATGAAAAACATTATCTTCATTATAAGGCTTACCTTGGAAGACAATCTTCTTTACTACTTCAGTAAACTCACCTGATTCAGCAGTCAATCCAAGAGCAGCAGTTAGTAACTGAGGAACATTACAATCATCCTCTAGCTCTAACTTATTCAGTCTACCTAAAAGTGCTGCATAGTTAAGACTCTCATCACTAGTAACACCTTCTACAAACTCAAGGTACTTTTCAGTATCTACAGTCACTTTACCAGGCAATCCAGACACAACTCTTTCTGCTCTTGCCCTATCCTTTGGATCGGTAAAAGGATTTTCTGCATTAGGATCATTGCGTTTGTAATCATAGTATGCATCAGAATGTTCGTTAGTCATGGAATCCTGGAATAAATGTTTCTAGTGGACTTTCAGGTAATTCTTCCAATTCAGGTTCAAAAGGAAGTCTTTCAACTGCTTGGGGTAATCCTTGTTGACCAGGCAATTCCTCAGTAGGAGTTACATTAACATCAACTGTTTCTGGATTAATTGGTTTAGGTGCATCAACCCTTTCATAATACAATGGTTGCACATCTTTATTAAGAATAACAAGTTCTTGTGCATGTTTTTCCCATCCACAATCACAATACTGTTCTCCTTTTTCAGTAAAGACTCTATAGAAAGGATATATACTAGAATTTGAATCCATCAAAAGATTTTTTCATTTTTTCTTCTTTATTATTATATTCCTCTTCTTGCCCACTGTCAACCACATCTTCTTGTGCTGACTGTTCACAATCATATAGTCTCATCTTGGCACGATCTATACCAACTATAAATCTTTTATTAACTGTAGGATCATTATAACGATTCTTTAACTGCTTCACCATGATCTGATTCAATGGTTCCAAGTCTTCTGTAGAAATAAGGGCAAACATAAGGTCAGCAGTAGCAGGGAGTCCAAAAGATTCAGAGGTGTCAGTAAGGTCCACATCGCTACTAGCAAAGCCGCTACGAGTAGTTTGAGTGGCAGATACAATCGGAAGGTTCGCCTCAACTGCGAGACCCCGTAATTCTTCTGCGATTGCTTTGATGTATGAGTAGGAATTGACATTGGCATTACCACGATACCTGCTAGAGGCACATATGTTTAAGTAGTCTACAAATATTATATCAGGTCTGAATGATTTTTTCAACGCAAGTTCATTTAACAATGCCTTAAAATGTCCACTATGTGCAGACGCAGTAGGATACTCTTTTATAATTAATGTTCCCTGTGTCTTTTCAGCAAGATTAGTAACCTTACTATCAAACATCTGCTTTGGTAAATCTGTTATGTCCTGTATATTGACATTAAGTAGATTAGCATCGATCCTCTCCGCAATCTTTTCCTCTGCCATTTCGAGAGTGATGTAGAGGACGTTCTTCCCTTGGAGGAGGACACTGCTAGCCACATGGCACATAAATAAACTCTTTCCAACCCCTGTGCCAGCAAGAGCAATGTTGAGAGTTTTATTCGGGAGACCTCCTTTCGTAATTTTGTTGAAGTATTCGAGATCAAATTCAATTTTGTTCTCTTTCTTGTGGTATAACTCGTACCTTTCTTCATAGTCTTGTAAGTAGTCATGTCCTATATGATTATCAAATGAAACTGCAAGAGCATCTGATAATATAGTTGGTATAGCATCTCTTCCCTTTTCCTCACTTTTACCATCAGCAAGTTGGATAGATTCCATCAGTGCAATATATATGGCACGATCTCTACACCACTTCTCTGTAGTATTTACTAACCAATTAAACTCAGAAGGATCATCTTCTAAGTAACTTATAATTTTGGTTATCTCTTGAAATTCATCTCCATTAATATCCTGTCTCTTCTCTGTCTCAATACACAAAACTTCCTTTGTAGCAGGTTTATTATATTCCTGCACAAAGTTTGAAATTTCCTCAAATACTATTCTTTGATTACGCTCTTCAAAGTAATCTGCCTTAAGAAAAGGTAGAACTTTACGAACATATTCTTCATTATATAAGAGGTTTCTAAGAATTAGAAACTCAACCTTCTCCATAACTAAATTCCTTTTGTGCTATTTCATCAAGAGCTTGCATTATTTCTGGAGTAAAATACTCTTCAGGATTAGCAAGAATCTGTTTAGCATATATCTTCTTACCATTCATCTCATATCTACCTGCTACATTCTTCCACAGTCCTCCCATCTCTCCTAGTTCTAGAAGACCATAGTACTTATCAAGACCACGCTCATCATAATAAAGACGGATCTCTGCAGTTTTATTTTCTTTACTTAAACGAGATTTGTGAGTCTTTGCTTTGATAATATTTCCGATGACTTCTTTTCCATCTTTCTCTTTTTTCTTGCTGAGATATATGATTGTACTCGCTGCATATTTGAGTCCACTACCTCCCCCCATTTCTTTTGTTGGTACATAAGCTCCGATGACATCGTACGTATGATTTGTGACAATGAGTGGGACATTCGCCTGACCAAGTTTTAAGGTTAACATTCTGAATGCACCTTTCACCAATTGAGATTTAGTCATATCACGGACTTGCTTATCATTCAAGACATCCGTGATTTCCTTTTCGGTGGAAAGCATTCCCAAAGAGTCTAACACAAACATACATGGTTTGCGATCCTCTATGGGCATTTGTAGATATTTATCAACTGCCTTTAATGCTTTACTCCTAAACTCTTCGATGGTTACTACATTTATAACCACTAATCTACTTAAGTCAATGCCACGAGATTCGAGTAATGGTTTATTAACAGCAGCCTCAGTATCGAAATAGAGACAGTAACCGTCAGGATTAGAGTCCAAAAAGTTCTTGACAACTGCGAGGGAGAAGAAAGTTTTTCCAGTACTGCTTTCACCAGCGATGGCAGTAATCTTATTGCTAGATACACCACCATAAATGGAACCGCTAACCAATCCATTAAAGATGTACGAACCTGTGTCGATGAACTGTTCTGTTTCTTCAATGTCTTTTGCGAGTTGGGTGTAGTCATCACCGATTTCTTTTACAATCTCTTTTAAAAAATCCATTTCAAATACCTAATAATTTGCGTTGTCTTTCAAAGTAACCATGAAGAATCCATGAACTGCTATTCATCTTATCTTCCCCACCAATACCAAACTTAAAGAATACTCTAGGGTCATCACCGTAACCTATTATCTCTGGTGTATTGGTTTTAATTCTATCACCTCCATTGCAAAAAATAACACTATCAGAAATTTCTAAACATTTTGCAATAGCACCACATGCAGAATCATCTGAATCATCCCAAGAGATAACTGCATCTACCATATCTAAATGACGGATAATATCTGCTCTCTCAGTCCAGCATTGAAAGTATTGTCCTTTCTTACGCTTCAACCAAGGGTCACCATTCAATCCTACAACAAGATAGTTAGAAAGGTCTTTTGCTCTCTTAAAGTATGATATATGTCCACTGTGAATTGGGTCAAATCCACCAGTAACAAGACTCACTTTATCAAAGATCATTAAATGTCACACTCCGCAACATCAAACTTTTCCCTCTCTAGATTATTATTGTCACGAATATTTTTTAGTAGGAAATAAAGTCTAGTATCTCCACCCAAAGAAAGTGCATTAATAATAGTATCTAAATCTTTGTGATTGATAGGTAATTGCATTAGGAAAAGAAAAGTTCTAGGTTTACAGTTTTCTCAACATTCCACCCAATAGCATCTAAGATGATCTTAAGTGGTTCCAAGAAGGCTTTGTCAAATTGTAGGTCATAATCAATGTATCTGTCAAGACCAATTTCACTAGGGAAATCCTGAATGAATGAGATAATATTCTCATGAATAACATTTGGTTTTTTTAGATAACAGAATTTGACCTTTTCACCATTTTGAATAAGAGAGTACTTATTATCTAACTTATGTTTCTTAACATAATGGTTATACAATAATGCACCCCGTATATGTATAGGAGTTCCTTTAGCATATATTGTAGAGTGTGCCTTATACTTTTCTACATTTGATGCAGACCGTGGGAATGCAATTTCTTCAGGTGGAAGCTTCTTAAAATCCTTACGAGACTGATCAATAAAGTCAATAACTTCATCCTCAGTACCATTCATCATAATCTTAAGAGCAGACTTAATCATATCTCTACAAGGTGCTGGTGTAGAGGATTTAACTGCCTCAATACCCATCATCTTTAACTTGGGTTCTTCATATCTGACACCTTCACTATCCCACACATTGAGGATGTATCTCTTCTTAGCAGTCCATATACCCCTCTCTGCGATGTTCTCCCGCTTCATTTGCATCTTTTGATCATATGCACTCACATAGTCGGCCAACGCTTGATAAGAACCCTCAATATAAGGCTCAAATTCATTTTCACACACCTTATTAAGGAACGAAACAACGCCCTCAGTAGTTTTCTCTCTGCCCTCGTATACACGGTCAACCAAAGGACCGAGATTAAGGTAAATGGAATCAGTATCTGAAGCAATAACATAATCAACATCCTCAGTTTTTAAGATCTTATTGATCTTTTGGTTCATTTTATTTTCTATCCAACGGATAGATACTTGTCCACTCAAGGTAATGGCTTCAGCGTTAGCCAATTTGTAATATCGAAAATACTGATTGCCAATAGCACCATAAGCACTGTTAAGTGATATCTTCTTCGCCATTTGGATGTTGTTACATCTAGCGATTTCTTTTGTGAGTGCCGTTGATGGGTTCTTTTCATATTCCTGTTTCGCAGCAAGCATTCGTTTCTTGAAGACCACTCTGTCACCATACATCTTATCCATCAACTCTGGTAGGAATCCACGCACATCTTTCCTATACTGTGCTCCATTAGCACAGGTTGCATATTCTGGATTGAAGTCTGATACCTCTTCGTTTAAGATCCTTTCAAC